TGATACAAGGCTATCAATCTGTTCGGGATCGTATTTGCCCGCAAGTCCGCCCGCCCGTTGTCGGATAAAAATAAAAACCACGAAGCGATACACACCGCACAGATGAGAGAACTGTTATATGTGCCCTTCTACATCGTCTACCTATTGGATTGGGTATTTCACGGCTTCAAGTACCGAAGGATAACTTTCGAACAGGAAGCATATGCCCATGAAGATAACCCTGAATACCTTGAAATACGAAAACACTACGCGCAATGGAAGAGCTGATTTACATATACTGGGATGACTTCCCATCGGTTGTAACCGAATAACGGGCCTTGGGGTACGGGCATAAAAAAGTCCCCAACGCTTTCCCGCATATACCACTATACGATTGTGCCAACGCACCACATTGAGGACTTATTCCTTGAATCGGTGTGTTGGCTTTTTGTATAGTGGTATAACAAATTTATAATAAAAAATCGGGAAAGCATATGCGTAAATCGGAGCTTTTTGCACAAATACTCGAATGTGTTGCATTTGAAACTGAAATAGCCAAAGAACAAATCCTTTCGAAGGATAAATTTCAAGATGTGGTCGATGCACGTTACATGCTCGTGCACTTCTGCCATAAAAACGGCATGTACATCACCGACATCGCCCGGATGATGCGCTTCTCCCGCCGGGCCATAGAGAAGATGGTCGCCGGGTTCGATGAACGCAAGCGATACAGCCACCCTATATTCGAAATACAGTGCGAACTTATTGCGAAGAAGTTGCCTCCCATCTGCGCCCCAATGAATTGATATGCCTGCCGCCCGCAGCCACCTTTGCAATGTTGCAACAGGTGAACGCCCGGCCTTGACAGGGGCGGCAATCATTCAATAATTATTAAAAATGGGTTCGGATAAAACTTATATTTTCGATGGAGGCGGCTCGGGTGGCGGCCTTGACATCGCGGCTCTCGTCTCGTCAATGATGGGCAACAAGGGCATGGATCCCAACCTCGTAGCGGCACTCATGAACGGTAACAACAACCGTGGTGCATGGGGCGGTGACGGGTGCTGGTGGATCTGGATCATCCTGCTGTTCTTCTGCTGGGGCGGCTTTGGTGGCAACGGCTTCGGCGGTAACAACGCCAATGGCCTTCCTGCGCAGCTCAACGGTGACGCCGGACGGGAACTTCTTATGAACGCAATCCAAGGGAACGGCGCAGCCATCAATCAGCTGGCATCGTCGCTCAACTGCTCTACGCAGCAGATTCAGAACACGCTGTGCAACATCCAGGGCACCCTCGGCATGTCAAGCCAGCAGATCATCAACGCTGTACAGTCGATGGGATGCCAAATCGGCAACCAGATCGCCGCGTGCTGCTGCGATATGAAGCAGGCCATCAATGGCGTCAATGTGGGCATGGAGCGCGGATTCAGTAGCGTTGCCTATGAAACACAACGTCAGACCTGTGATTTACAAAACACAATTCGCGAAACTTCTCAAAGCGGGACTACAGCGATAATTTCCAAACTGGATCAAATGCAGGCAGCTGCATTGCAGGATAAAATTGATGCCCTGCGCGAAAAGAACAGCACGCTGACCACGCAGCTCAACCTCGAACACCAAAACGCCTACATGGCCGGTGTTGTAGGACAGGCTGTAGCACCCGTGAACGCCGCTGTAGCGGCTTTGCAGAATGACGTGAATAGCATCAAGTGCAAGCTGCCCGAAACGGCTACCGTGCCCTATTCGCCTATTGTCGGTGTGCCTACGTGTATTGCCGCACAATATGGTCTCGGATATGGTGCAGGGTTTGGCTTTGGGGGGAGCGGCGGATTTTGGGGATAATGCTATTATTCGCCGATAGGTGAAATGTTCTTTGACTTACTGATAAGAGGCTTCCCAATCCGAAAGCCAGCGCCAATGAAATCCTTTCAATGTGCGAGTTGGTTTTCGAATGCATTCATATATTCCTCCGATGTGAAATCCGTGTAATTGATGGGCTTCGGATGCTGTTTTATATTTTGCAACCAATATTCCATTTTTAATCTGGACAATTGGCTTTCTGTTTTTCTTGTTGGGTATTCTTCGTGCTTTTGCTGCACACTCTCTTGTGACAGGGTTAAGCATGTTCATTGAACGAGTACACCAACGAAGATTACGTGCCACATTGTTCGTCCGGTTCCCATCTATATGGTCTACATATGCATAGTTATTAGGATTGGGGATGAACGCTTTAGCAACAAGCCTATGGACTAATTCAGTCTTATCTACTCCGTGTAGGGATGTAAGTCTAACTCTCAAATATCCTCCCCTATTTGGGCGAGGAGTTAATATGCGAGGTTTAGTCGTCCAACTATTGTTATTACCTCCGCTCACGCGATGGGATAGCGATGAAACCCTACCATAATCAGATACCGCGAAATAGCCGAGCGTACCATCAATAATACGCCATTCTTCTCCTTCGAGAGCAACACTCTCTATGAATTCCCGATTTGTCATTGCCAAACAATTTAGTGGTGCCAAACGAGAAAAAGAGGGAAGGACGTTTGGCAAGCCCTTATCAGTTGGTCATGACTCCAACCTATCCCGATGTAAAATTAGTTATAATAACTTAAAATACAAAAATATGGCAGTATTCCCATTTCAGTATGTTAACCGCAGAGGCATACCGGTACTAAAAACTACAGGCGTGACAGTGGAGACCACAGGGGTTGTGTTTTCCTTTCCCAACCACGCATTTGCAAATTCGTGGTACCGGGGACTCGTGCTGGTTGAGTTGGTACAGGAAATCCCTGCCGGCACAACGGGAACACTTCCCGTGCTGTTTGAAACCAACGGGCAAAATAAGAATCTGACGACGTACAACGGAGCAAATGTTACAGTATCGGATATTCCGGGGTCAGGGGTATACCAGATATGGTATGACAAGCAGACCGATACTTTGCAATTGATGACCGGTGCCGTCTGAATTAAAAAAACAATTAACCGAAAGACGGGGAGGAGGGCTCCTTCTCCCCTATCTTTCACAAATCATTAACCAAGATGTTTCAGAACTTGAGAAAAGGCTCCTTAGTCTACGTTTTCGACAACAGGGAACAGCCTAAGTTTTATACAGCCAACGTAAAAGACGTATCGGCACCGTATTTCCCGCCCCAAAAGCCCGGGCAATTCTCGCCGATGCCGCAATTCATCAACATCTCGATAGAGGGCAACGAGCCCTGGGGCGTCCCTATGCAAGCGGACATCGTTTCAAAAGACGGACTTACCGTAGCGACGACACGGGAAGTGTTGAAGCCGACCATCATGGAGGCACAGCAGGCAAGCCGTGACATCGTGGAATCATTCGACAGGCACAAAGCCAACCTGAAGGTCTACGACGAGATCCTGATGCAGCTCGACCCCGAAGCTGCGCGTTCAAAGGAGCTCGAAGCCGAAAACAGGGAGTTGCGGAAGATGCTCGCTGACATGAACGAACGGCTGAGCCAGATACCGACGGCGGAAGAACTGAGGAGCCTTGTCAAGTCTGAACCACCTGCAAAAACAAAGTAACTATGGGTTGGAGAATCATAGGTGAAGGCCGTGGCGGCTTCGGCGGCCACGAAGAGGAGATGGAGCGGGAGCTCCGACGCGCCTACGAAGAAGGCTTTGAAGAAGGCCGGCGTGAAGGCCGTGGCGGATACGGTGAGCGTGGCAGCTACGGACAAGGTGGCGGCTACGGCGAACGTGGCGAGTATGACCGCGGCGGGTATGAGTATGACGACGCCTACGGCGAACGCCGTGGCGTAAGGGGTACAGGCCCCTATTCGCGGTATCGCAGGCGGTAAACCGGAGGGAGGGGGCCGCAGTGCCCTCTCCAATTTTTAAATCGAAAAATATGGACAGGTTAGATACACATGAAAACTTCCCGGCAGGGTTCCGGGAATATCTCGAAAATTACGGTTGGCACTTTTCAAAGAAGATGTGCGAATTCGCCGTTTCCCGCATGAAGGACAGGAACGGCAAGAAGATCGAGCCCTATTCTAAGGATAAGGTGGATGCGCTGCTCAAGCAGTACGGCATCGAACTCAAAAAGGACAAGGGCTATGATTGCGTGTACGTCTGCAACATGGCATTGGCGGACTATTTCGGGTCGTCGATACCCAATCCACAATACCTGGCGATGTTCATACGTGACTATATCAATGACGAGGACGGCTACGACGGCTTGCCATTTACACGTTACTATGCCGATACCATCGGCTCGGGAACACCCATCCTGTGGGAAGAGATGATGTAGCCATGGAAGAATATCCCCAGATCAGCGAATTCACAAACGACAACGACGAAATCGATGAAAAATATCGCAACGCTCGTCCGTAACCTGCCTGCCGACAAGTACCAGGAACTAGCCGGGGCGGTGAACGACGTATTCGAGAACAAGCGCTTCAACCGGGCACAACGCAGAAGGCTGGCGCGAAACTGGCGCAAGTACGGAAAAAGGGAGGAAAAATGAAGATTCGGGACTTGAGTATTCACAAGTATGGTTGGACGTTGCGCATATATTATGCCGTGACGTGCTACTATACGGGCGAAATACTCAAGTCCCTTACCGACATCGGATGCCCCGATACGGTTCTTCATCGCGTACAGGGGAATATGGAAAAGTGTGAAATGGATACGGGATTCACCTACTCCAACAAGGAGCATCGGCAAAGTGTCATCGTAATAGGGATGCACTCCTCGCCGTGGGAATTTCTCAACAGCTTTGAGCACGAACTGCGGCACCTCGTAGACGATATAGCCCTTACTCTCGGCCTGCCGATGGCCGGGGAAGAGGTAGCATACCTTACTGGCGAAATAAACCAGGCGCTATGGGAAGATGTGCACCAATTCACCTGTTGTAAATGTAATGGACATGGAAAAAGATGACACCCAATACTGGATGGCGATGCTCGAAGTGAGCGAATGCTGCGCACCCATATTCGCTGCCGTCGTATGCGAGTTGATGAATACGATGTAGTTATATTTCCGGGATTAAATCAACGGCTTCACGCTTCTTTTCGTCAATGATTTTTGCGTATATCTGAGTTGTTTGGATATTAGTATGACCGAGCAACTTAGATACAGTGTATATATCTGTCTTATAAGTTATTAGCAATGTTGCAAAAGTGTGACGCGACACATGATAAGTCACATGTTTTTTTATGCCCGCTTTTTTAGCCCATTTATCTAAATATTTCTCAATCACCCATACCATTGGGAGAGAAAATATAATCCCGGTCTCACATTCTGTTTGAGGCAACTGATTTAAGGCATTTGCAGAAAGGGGCACCCAAATTGGCGTGCCTGTTTTTTGCTGTATTACGCGCACTTGCCTTTTATCGTCATCTATCCATTCAATATCTTCCCATCTTAATTTCTGAATGTCCGACAAGCGCAACCCACAAAAGCAACTGAATAAGAATGCCCTTTTAACCATATCATATTCGCAGGGCGTGTTAATCAACTTTTTGATTTCCTCCATCACAAGAAACGTGCGCGGTTTATTTTCGGCTTCTGGACGGTCTTCTGCCGATATGGAATCAGCAGGATTTTTTTCGATAACCCCCTCTTTGACAGCCCTATTCAAAGCTGTAGATAATACTTGAAAATACAGCGCCCTGGTTGCGCCAGTTAATAACTTTCCTCCACGCCCTCGGACTTTGTTAAGGTATTCAATATACCCCTGCAAATATTGCTTGTCAACCTGTTTGAATGTAATTTTGTTCCCAGAGTATGCCACCAGATGATTTATTGAATTCTTGATGCTCTGAGCATACATCCTCCCTCCCTTTTCCAGGTATCGTGCCGATTCGGATTGCAGATAATCAATAAAACGTAACTTAACCTGCGCCTTTGAATTAGAAAAACCATGAGAGCGATTCTGCATTTCAACGATTTTTTCAGATTTTATAGCATTCGCCAAGCTAAGCGTCTCTTTATTTTTTATCCTATCAGCATTCGAGTGTTCTGGGATAAGATATAAATGTAAAAAATCATAAACACGATGCCCAGACTGGTAAATGTCAAGATATAAAGAAATATTCCCATTCTTTAATAGTTTGCGTCTTAATTTGACTGGCTCTTTAATCTTTGCAGTAGTCATGGGTAATGAGTTTACCGCGAAGATAGTAATAATTTGAATTTAGAGTAACAAACGAGTAACAAATTGACGACAAGTAACAACAATATGACGATAGAGAATACACTAAAAATCACATTGTCAAAAATAAGCAAAGCCCCATAAAACAGGGGCTTTACTTGTCATTTGTTAATTAGTATTTGTCGTGAGTTTGCTGCATTGATTTACGAGCCGAAGTTGTCGTAGA